CTTCATCCCCTTCGACCCCGCCAACACTTGCTACCAAGAGTATCTTGAGTGGCTGGCCGAGGGCAACGAACCGCTGCCTGCTGACGAACAGTAATTGTTTACTACACTATAACCGAGAAGAGAAAAAACATGATGACACCACAACAGTCTGCAAGTATCCTTGCTCGTATGTTTGGTTATAGTGGGCCAGCAGACCAACAGAGTGTTGACCAGTTTCTGGCTGCTAACCCTGCTGCTGCTTCTCGTATGGGTAAGTACCAGGAGACTATGAAGCAGATGGTTGGGGACAACCCTATCCGTGGTTTTCAGACTGGTGGTTCAGTTGAGCAGCTACAGCAGGGTCAGCAACAACTGGCACTACAGGCTTCTCAACCCCTGCAGACTGCACAGGTTACTCCTATGGATGTAACTCAGGGTTTAATAACCACACCCAGTGCTGGTCAGACTGCTGCACCTGCCCCAACGATCACTGCCACTACTGCCCCTACTGCTGCTCAGGCACCTGTTGCTATTCCTACCCCTGCGTCTGTTATGCAGGCTGTGACTGCAGCACCCCAGGTTCAGGCACAAACTGCAGCACTACAGGCTGTTCAGGGTCAGGTGGCTCCTGAGGCTCAAGTAACCGCTGCACAACAGACTCAGACTTCTGTAGCCAACCTAGAGGCTGCTCAGGGTACTGCAATCCTGATGGACAATCCTGTCCAGAGACAGATCCAGGATGGTGAGTTGATTACTGGTGCTGCTGATGCTGCTAAGGCTGCATCCTTTGCAGAACAGGTTCAGGCTGCAGAAGCTACCCCCTCCAAGCAGGCTACTGTACAGGGTCAACTCGAAGGCCTGATGAATCAGTTCGAGGGTGGTGCTACTCCCTCCTGGGCTGCAGGAGCTATGAGGGCAGCTACAGCCACTATGGCTGCTAGGGGTCTGGGTGCATCCAGTATGGCTGGTCAGGCTATTGTGCAGGCTGCTATGGAGTCTGCTCTGCCTGTTGCTGCGGCAGATGCTCAGACTGTTGCTCAGTTTGAAGTTCAGAACTTGTCAAACAGACAGCAACGTGCTATGCTTGCTGCACAACAGCGGGCACAATTTATTGGCCTAGAGTTTGATCAGGCATTCCAGTCTCGCGTAGCAAATGCTGCACGTATTGCTGATGTAGCAAACATGAACTTTACTGCTGAACAGCAGGTGGCTCTTGAGAATAGCCGTATTGCTAACACAACCAATCTACAGAATCTGAACAATAGACAGGCTATGGTTCTTGCAGAAGCCTCTGCTCTTGCAAACCTTGACATGTCAAACCTGAACAATCGTCAACAGGCTGCTGTTCAGAATGCTCAGAACTTCCTGCAGATGGACCTGACCAATCTGTCTAATCAACAGCAGACAGAGTTGTTCAAGACTCAGCAGAACATTCAGTCGTTGTTCACAGACCAGGCTGCACGTAATGCTGCCGCCCAGTTCAATGCTGCTAGTGAAAACCAGACAGAACAGTTCTTCCAGAGCCTTGCCTCCCAGACTTCTCAGTTCAATGCTGTTCAGACTAACGCAGTCAACCAGTTCAACGCTGGGCAGACCAATGCTGTAAGTCAGTTCAATGCAGAACTGAGACAGCAGAGAGACTTGTTCAATGCTCAGAACTCTCTGATCGTTGAGCAGGCCAATGCCCAGTGGCGTCAGAATGTTACAACCATTAACACCGCTGCTCAGAACGAAGCCAACATGGAGTTTGCAAAGACTGTCAATGCCCTGTCGTCTGCATCCCTGGCTCAGATCTGGCAGAGGGAGCGTGACATCATGAGCTACTCCTTCACTGCACAGCAGAGTGGTCTTGACAGACAGTTGGCTATCCTCCTTGCAGACAAAGACTTGGAGGCTGTGAGAAATCAGATTGACAGCAGAGAGTCTACTTACAGGTCAGCATTCATGACCGACCTCTTGTTCGGTGGTGGTGGCAGTGACAGTGGCAGCATCTTTGACATCTTCTAGGATGATATGAATGTATAAGAATCTCTACAAAAAAGCTTCTGAGATGGCAGACATTATTCAAGAGAATATAGCAAAGCCAGAGAGTCGCACTGCTTCTAAGTTTATCGACCAAGCAAGTCAGGGTCTTGTTCGTAGAAGACAGGAAGCAATGCAGCAGGTCTCTGAAGACTCTGATGAGGGTATTGCAAACCTTATATCTGGGTACATCTCAAACATCCGTCAGAGTAATCCTGCGGATGCTATCGAAGAATACCTTACAGAGGTTGATCGGGAACCCTCTGACAGACCCTCTGGCACTTTTGACTTCGGTGAGGTTACAGACTTTGCTGACAGACTTGGTATGAGGGAAAGTAGCAATCGCTACGATATCCAGATTCAAGCCACAAGTGGTGGTAAGGAACAGAATGTAACTGGACGCTATCAGTTTACTGATGACCGTCTTGAAGAGTATATGAATGATACAGGTGCATCCTTTAGCACTGAAGAATTTCGTCTAGACCCTAGGCTGCAGGATGATGTCTTTGCTTGGCATATGGCAGATATTGATCGTGCCATCGAAAGAAGTGGTTTTCTTGATCAGGGTTATACCCGAGATGGTCTTCGTGCTGTAGCACACCTTGGTGGTATTGGCGGTATGCGTCAGTTTGTACGCTCTGGCGGTAATTACAACCCTGGTGATAAATTTGGAACTAGGCTAAGCACATACTACAACGATTTCTCGGGGCAATAACAATGACAATGTTTGACAGACCTATCCCTGGCCAGTCTCTGACCACAACCCCTCGGAATGCTCCCTACGAGAGACCTCCTGAGGTTGTTGATCCTGAGCAGGCTCTGCAGATTCACCTGGACAGACTGACTGATCCTGACCGTATGGAAGACGCTATGTACTTCCTTGAGGTTGGGGTGGATCTAGTTACGCTTGTTGAGGGTATCCTGCGTAGTGCTGTAATGGGTGGCATTCACACTGTTGATGTCAGCCTAATCATTGCACCTGTTATCCACGAGTACATCAAGTCTACTGCTGATGCTCTGGGTGTAGAATACGAGGAAGGTTTCGACAACAAAGAGATCAGACAGCAACGCTCCTATGCCCGCAATGCTACCCTTGCAGAGAAGAAGATGCAGAAGATGGGTATTGAACCTGTAGCCCCTGCTATGAAGGCTGAGAGACCTCAGGTAGAGGAAGAGCCTGAGATGATGACCGAAGAACAGCCTGTTGGCTTGATGGCAAGGAGAGCTTGATATGGGTATGTGGGAAGGTCTTTACCTCGGGATGCAGGGCATCCGTGAGAGACGTGACAGAGAGATGGATCGTGAGGAAGCTCGCCGTATTCGTGAAGAGGATCGAGAAGACCGTCGTCGTGCTATTGAGCAGGCTAGGGTTGACAGTTACCGTCAGGCTGTTCTCCCCATCCTTCTACAAAGACGAGCAGAAGATGAAGTTATCCAACAGGGCATCAACTCTGGTGTTGCCCTCGGTTTCAATAGACCTGTCTCAGAAGCCTTGTATAGATCTGGACAACTTGATCTAATCCTCTCACAGGCTAAAGAGAACAACTACTCCCCAGAAAAAATCTCTGCTGTAAACGAAGAGGTAGCCCGTCAACTGGGTGACATGGCTGACACTAACACTGTTGCTGCCACAATTCTTGGTGTATTCGAAAGTGGTGCTGACTTGAATAATCCTGAGCAGACCACTCTTGCTATCGTTGAGTCTGTGTTTAATAACCAGGATATTGAAAGCCTTCAAGACTTGTATACACCCAGTAGGTACAGCGACCGTCTTCCCCCTTTTGACATCTCTCTTAGCACAACTGAAGTTGACCTCGACTTAGAAAAGAAAGTTACAGACGGGATTATGCGTAGGCTGCAGGGAACTTTTGGACCTAACCTTATTGTTAGCGGGGAAAGTGGTTTTAGTTTTGCTGCTAATGCCCCTGCTGATCTAAGAGTTATGGTCAACAACCTAACCGACGCTGCTGTTGATGCTATTAGTACTCCAGGTGGCAGTCGGATGAATGAAGTGACTGCCATCCGTTACTTTACCAACCCTGTCGTGCAGGCATACCAGACTATTCCAGATGCAGCTAAAATTAACGAAGTTCTCCCAACACTTTTTGAGGATGGCCCTCAAGCCTTCTTCGAAACTCTGTCAACGGTTGAACCTGTAGCAATCCCAGTCCCAGGTGACAGTGATATGGGAGATGCGATGACTGCTATGACAGGTGGGACTCCTGGGGCTACGCAGCCTGGGGATTTTAACTCTATCATAGATGAAGAGCTTAACAGATGACCTCTTATCTGGAAGAAGAAGTAGAAGAAAAAAAGTTCATAGACCTGGCTGATAACCCAGACTTCCAGAGGGATCTTGTTCGGTTCTTTTCTGGGTCTAGGTACGGTATGTCTAGGGAGGAGATTGCAGAGGCTGGACCCCAGGGTCTTGCAGAACGTTTTGTGGAACACATGCGTTGGCAGTCTACCAATGAATATACTGCACTTCAGGACTTGTCTTATGTTAGGGACAGGGAACGTACCTCTGAGAGAGAACTGCAGGCATTCGGGGGTTTAATCACAGCCTTTGACAGATCGGCTGGTGGTGGGACGGGCATGGTTGATGGTGCCATTGACTACATCTCTGCCTTTATCACCTCTCCCTCCACTGGTGCTACTGTTGCCACAGGTGGTTGGGGCGTAGGTTCTAAGTTGGCTGCAAGGGCGGCTGGCAAGTCTGCACAGGCTATGGTCAGAGCGCAGATTGCTGACCTTGTTCACCGTGGTGTGGCTACCCGTGCTGTGCAGGATACTGTTGCTGGCACGGTACGGGGTGGTGCAGTACGTGGGGCTGTTGCTTCGGCTGCTGCAGAAGGTGCCATCGGCGCTGGTCAGGGTGCCATGCTGGGTGAGATTCGTGAGGAGACCACAGACCAGGAGTACGGAACAGGTGACCTCCTGCGTGATGCAGTAATCAGTGCCACTATTGGCGGTGCCCTTGGGTCTGCAACCAGAGCCTTGGATGTGAGAACTCAGCGTCGTGTGGTGGAGGAGTTTGCTACTCGTGAGTCTGCAGGACAGCAGGCCCGTGCTGCTGCGAGACAGACTGCCAATGAGAGACTGTCTGCTGCACCCGCAGAGGCTTCCCAGGCTGCGGCAGATCGTGCTATTGAGGTGGCAAACATTTTGTCAGCAAGGGAGTCGGGTCGTCGTCTTGATCCCCTCAGCAAAGAGTTTGTTGAAGAGGGTAACAGACTACGCAGAGAAATTCTCGGTGCGACAAACACAGACCGCAACATCACTCAGTCCCTGTCTGTTGACACGCTTCGGGGTGTAACTGCGGCAACCCTCGATCTTCTTGATGAGTTAGGTACTAGGGGTCTTAGTGTTGGGCCGAATGAAAGAATTACATCCGCTGTTGTTCGGGGTATTCAAAACGAAAGTATTGACCCTGAAGTATTGAATGACATTAGGGCAAAATATAATCTGTCCCGAGAAGAGTTTTCTTACATATACCTGTCGGACCTGTCTCGTGCTGGTCGAGTCCTTGGTGAAGCAAGTATTATTGCCAGAGCCGCAGACCGTGCTGGTCGTGGTGCAGCAGAACGGGCTGTAACCCAGGCTACGCAGGACTTTGCTTCAGCAACAGAAGAGTTGGCTGATGTCAGTGGCCGTGGTCTGTCCAGCCTGAACGACAGGACTGTGGCTACCATTGTGGCAGACACCTACGACACAACCAATCCTCTTAGAACCATGTACAGGGGTCTTCAGGAAGCAGACAGTATCCGTATTGCCTTCATGACTTCTCAGCTTGGCACCACTATGGCCAACACTGTGACCTCCTCTGGCAACCTCCTCATCGACATGTCCAACCAGTTCTGGAAGAACTTTGCCAGTGTTACTTATGGCAGACAGGTTGGGGATCAGGTACAGAGAAACTGGATGGGGGGTAGTCTTTCCACCCTGAGGGGTATGACTCTGACTCGGGATGAGGCTCGTATCACTAGAGGTCTTCTTGAGGAATCCTACCCCCTCGAATACAGAAATCTTTTCTTTGAGACAGGCAGAGCAGAGGCGGCTATGGAAGGTCAGAGCTTTGCTGCTCGGATTGGTAGATTCGTCAACACTATGAACAGTGCTACAGACAGCGTGTTCAAACAGGCCAGCTTTTATTCTGGTCTGGATAGAAGACTCAGAGAAGTGAACAACCCTCAGATTGGTACAAACATCAGAGAATTCCTAGCCACAGGTAGACGACTGGATGATCTACCCCAGCAGATCGTTGATGGTGCTATGGACGATGCACGTCGTTTTACCTTTCAGCGTAGCTACTACGGTGATGAGAGTGCCTTCGGCAGGGCAGCTTCAGCCCTGGAGTCTGCACACCAGAAGCTTCCGTTTGTTATCTCCGCTGGTGTTGGTGTACCCTTCCCCCGTTATATTGCCAACCACCTTGAACACATTAACGACTACACCCTCATTGGTGTAGCTACGGGTGGCCTGAACAGGTTGGACAATATTATGTTCGGTGATCAGTTTAAGACTGGTCAGGATCGTTTTGCCCGTCAGATGACTGGTATGTCTCTGGTCCTCCTGGGTTACAGCACCGCTGCATCCACCGAGGGAGAAGTCTTCTATGATGAACGGGAAACAGAGACAGGTGTTGTAGACATCTCCCGTACCGCTGGTCCCTGGTTAGCCAATTTCTTTATCGGTGACTTGTTGTATCGCTGGCGTAATGAGATGCCCTACCCTGAGAATGTCGGATCAGAGATGATGGAGATTGCGGCAGGCATGGGTGACCTTGGCTTTGACACCAGCTTCGTCAACGCTGTTGTTGAGAGTGTGGAGGAGAAAGAGTTTAGTCCTGATCTCCAGAGATTCCTCGGTGACATTGCAGCCACATTCACCTACCCGCTAACTATCGCAAGAGACTTCCAGGGTATGCTTGATCCTGCTTCTGCTCCTACACCCTTCACTCGTGATGTGTTCATGGGTCCGACTGACAGGCCCAGCCTTGCTGGTGAGGCTACTGCAGGTGATGTGATTGTAGGTACACTGGCTGGTGAAGAGAACTACCTTGACACCCTGCAGATGAGAGCCAGTAGAATGCTACCCGACTGGAGTATTCGTCAGCAGACACAGACTCTGAATGGTAGGAATGACATCCCGACCTTCTCTCCCTTTAGTGGAGGTCAGCCTGTTGGGGCATTCAACCCCCTGTCCCGCCAGTTTGGTTTTAGTTCTAGACCTAGACCTACTGAAATCCAGAGAGAGATGGCCAGACTCAACATCAGAGAGTTTGACCTCTACTCAAGAAGTAAAGTACCTAACCCTGCCGTTGCTTGGGTGGTAGAGAAAAGACTGTCTGAGAGTCTTAACGACAGGTTTCAAGTCTGGGCAGAGGGTGTAGGTCAAACAGGCGCTCTTGCTGGTGGTGTACCATACAATGAAGTTGAGAACTTGGAACAGAGACGTAACATGTTTACTGGCTTTGTTACGGCTGAGATACTTAGGGAAGTTGAGGAGACTGAACACCTCTGGAATCAACTCAGACGGGACGACCCAAGGGCTGCATCGGGCTACCTTAGAAACCTGTACGTCATGGAGGAAGCAAAACTGTCAAGAGGTTACTCAGGTGACATCTATGATGATGCTGTCAGAGCATTTTCTCAGGTACAGTTTGGTCAACAGTTTGACAGTGCAAGAGACTTCATTGTTGACTCTGACACCATCGAGGATGAACTAGCCCGCAGGGAAAAGATTATGACCTGGGCAGAGATCATCAGGGCGGATGTTCAACAGCTAGGCAGATAAAAAGAGGGGGCCACCGAAAGGTAGCCCCCTTAGTCATTACTCTAGTTTCTTATTAGTCATCTCGCAGGAAGAAGTCAGCCCACTGATATGCTTCCTGCTTCACATCCCCCATCCTGGCTTGGCCCCTGCTATTGATCAGTAGTGCGTTCATAGCCTGACCAGCAAGATAGGTTCTGTTCGTAAGCTCTCCAGGTTTAGGCGGGGGTGTAAGGACTTTCTTCCTTGATGCCCTGAACCTGATAGCCTCCTGTTCTAGACTGTTCTCGTTCTCTAACTCGGTCGAGGTTGGAGAAGTAGGCTTTGCTGAACCCAAACTCCCAGTCTCTGTAGTCTTTTGTGTTTTGCCTGTACGGGTTTCCAAGTCTACCCTCCTTGAATGCTTTGATCCCCTCATTAAAAGGTTTCATGTTCTGTCCACTCCCCAGATTCTAACTTCTCTTTCACGATCTTCTTCATGAACCTAGCGTTAATCTCTGCCTGCATACCGAAGAGTTCCCCCAGTTCGTCCAACTCCTGCCCCTGCTGGTAAGTGACGTAGGCTAGGTACAGACCAAGGACCAGGTTGGCGACCAAGATCCACTCAAAGATCGTCATTGGACACCACCTCGATCAGCCTGTTCTGATACCACTGTGCCTTCTTCAGATCTTCAAGACCATTCTTGTAGCGCCAGCGGTGCATATACTTGGCGATGTTCCCACGAAGGTAACCGATGAACTCCTCCTTGGTCAGGAAGTCTTCGATGTAGTCAATACATTCGATTACACCCTGGCCATAGTGAGAGGGGCTGTTGACCCTGTCCTCTTTGTAGGGTCTGGTCTCGATATCAATACACTTCTCGAAGTCAACCCAACGGGTGTTACTGTACGTGTACCCACTGGGGTACTCTAGAACACTGCCATCCTTTGGGTCTACATAGACATCTACCCAGTCCTCCTGGTCGTCCCACTTCCACTGATAGTTAGGTGTCATCACAGACCCTCTTTGATGAATGTTTCTACCCACAGCTTTGTCATGTCGCTTCGGACAATGTCTTCTACACCAAACTCCACAATAGGTACGGGGAGCATGTGCTTCTTGACAATGTGTACCACCTTAGACAAACCGTCAGCCTCCTTCAAGTCTGACTGCATGACATCACCATTAAGTACAAGTTTACTATTCTCTCCGACCCGTGTCAACAACATCTTCAACTCGTGGAAGGTGATGTTCTGACTCTCGTCGCAGATGATGAAGGCATCCTCGAAGGATCGCCCTCGCATTAGAGCCAGCGGAGCAACCTCGATGTTGCCAGACTTGACTGCTGTCTCGACCACACCCTTCCCCAACTTCTTTTCCAGAACATCCAGAACAGGCAATGCCCAGGGCGCTGCCTTCTCTTCCAGTGTCCCAGGCAAGTAGCCAATGTCCTTACCCACTGCCACATGAGGGCGAGTGATCACGATCTTGTTGATCTCTTTCAGGTGGTAGAGGTTGGCAGCAAATGTAGACACAACGTAGGTCTTACCAGTACCACTAGGTCCGAAGACAATCACTTGGTCTGACTCTTCCAGCGCCCTGATGTACTGGGCTTGGTTCTCATTACGGGGTAGCAGTTCGATAGTCTGTTTCGTTTCATCGTGCTTTGTACGAACACGTCGAGTGCGGGGCTTTGGCTTCTGCTGTACCACAGTATTACCTTTCTATCGTCCCTGGCCTCGGTAGTTTTTATGGGACCGCTTCTTGCTTTTGTTCATACTAGACAGCTTAAGGCTAGACTTTGTCCCACCCTGAGAAGTTTTCTTCCTGTTACGGTCAGGCTTCCATACTTGACCTGTTGCGATCTTTGCCATTGTCAGAACTCATTCGTTGTTTTAGGGATACTACCTGCAGTCATACGTGGCAGAGGTCTCTCAGGGTTAGGGTGAGTAACAGGCCATGTAAACCCAAGGCAACGAGACTTGTCTAGGCGGGCGATGTTGACCATGTTACTCTGGTTGCCACCGAGGACATAGTAGTCGTTGTCATCCTCACCAACGACAAAGCCTACGTGACCACCACTACCACGGGAGAAGACGATGATAGCCCCGTAGCAGGACATGACAGGCTTGCCAAACTTAAGCCAGTTACGTGCCCAGTAAGGGTTCTTCCCAACGGCACCAGTGAAAGGTTCATCAGGCAGACTGTTCTTAATGGCAGTCTCCACGTAGTCACCACACCAGGGTAGCTTCTCTACATCACCCAGGCGTTGACCATCACTCTTCAGCCAGTTAGTCAGAGCAGTCTTGTCTCGGCCTTCATGCAGACCGAAGACTTTCTTACCCTCGATAATCCAGGGCAGTTCCTGTTGCTTCTTCTTAAATAGATTCTTAAACATGTTTACCCCGCAGAGCGTGTTACAAAGTTGACTCGGATCTTCTTGGGATCGAAGTACTTCTGGATGGTGTCCTGTGCAATGCCAATGTCCACAGGCTTACAGGAGAAGATGTCGATGTAGGCATCACCATTCAGGTCAACCATGTGACCAGAGATGTTGCTGGTCTCGATCATCTGGCAGAAGCTAATGCCTGCCTTGTCAGGAGCATGAGTAGCAAAGTGTTCGATCATCGGTTCACCAAAGGCAACCATGTCGATAGCAGGAACAAGTTCCTTGATGAAGTTGTAGACATGCTCCTTGTCACTGATCAGGTCAATGTCACAAGCAGCACAGTCAAACATTGCGTGGTAGCCCCAGTATGCCATAGGTTTCTCCTGTGTATGGCCCTCACGGTACGACTCGAACGTACAACCTACGGATTAGAAGTCCGTTGCTCTATCCAGTTGAGCTACGTGAGGTTATCTAATACGGTAATTGTAGCATGTACAAGCTACAGACTGCAATACTTTTTACGTATAGGGTAAGAGCAGTTTATGCACATGCTCAGGTGCCGACTTAAGGGGACCACTAGGGTGCAGTCTTAAGTCTATACCCCGCAGGAACCCCCAGTACCACTGATATCACAGATGTCATGGGTCTCTACATGCTCGTAAAACTCTTCACCCAACTTAGACACTGCCTCAGCATAGGGTACAGAAGTCAGAGGCTGACCACCACGTGCCCCATCAGGGTAACAAGTAAAGCCTCTGAGACGGTGTGCGTACTTGGCAAGAGTGTTAGCAAACGTGTCCACAGTGTCTTCATTGTTAAGCTTAGACCCCCAGGCTGGAAGGTTGATAGTGGAGGAGATGGACATATCCACGTAGTCTTGTACATCTGCCTGGAACTTAATACGACGCTCGTAGTCATCTGCCAGATCTAAAGCACTCTCGACGTTCTCAGGGTTAGCCCCATAGAACTCAATAAGTTCCTGTGCTGCGCTGTCAACAACGTACTGATAGGCCCACTTATCCTTACCCTTCAGGTAACGCCGCTTGTATGCAACAGCAAAGATAGGTTCGATACCAGTGCTAGTCCCAGCAAGGATACCGATAGACCCTGTCGGTGCAATAGCTCGATTAGCTACAGGCCGAGTAACAGAGAGGCGATCCGCAAAGGACTTACTAACATTATCAGAAACCCCCTTGTAAACAGACAACCACTGGTGCAACTCTGGCGTAACCTCGTAGCTGTAACCCTTCTTAATCAGCCACTCATGCACACCCATGAACCCGAGACCCAGACGACGGTTCTTTGCACGAGTTAGGTAGACTTTGTCGTAGGGCAGTTGAGCCTTCAGTGTACCACAGATCAAGAACATTGTGCCAAGACGTACAACATCACGGAGTTCTTCAATGCTTTCAATACGACCAAAGTTCAAAGAGCCAAGGTTGCAAACATCACTGTCATCCTCAGATGTAACTTCAGTACAAGCGTTACGCAAAGTTTCACGTTCCTTGTCAAAGAAGTTAAAGGAGAAACCAGGCTCTGCTGTCTTCAAGGCCTGACGGACATTCTCTTTGAAGACCTTACCAACATCACCTGTCTGCCAAAAGTTCAACAACCATTCTGTATCGTAGTTGACAGAGATGTTTGTCATGTCAAGGGGTGCAGGGAAGTTAAAGTCTTCCTGCTTAATATCCCACAAGCTTTTTCCTGTCTTACCTACAGGCATAGCCTGCCAGTCTTTGGCTTTGAGGAACTGATCAATGTCACCATGCTTCCAATTCAACGAGGCATAGATTGCAGAACGACGGGAGCCACCCTGCATAACCCGACGACCAATCTCGTTGATCATATTCATCTTGGGGATAGGACCAGATGCTTGACCACCTGTGCGTTGGATGGGTGTTCCCTCTGCACGATAGACAGAGTAGTCAACACCAATGCCACCACCAGTCATCAGGCAGGACTCTGCCTTCCATGACAGGTTTGCCCAATCTTCACGGGTATCCTCTTCCGCACGAAGCAGGTAACAATTATTGAAGAACTTATTAGGACGACCAGCGTAATACAGGTAGCGCCCACCTGGAATAAACTTAAGGTCTCGGATGTACTCTTCGAGTTGATCCTTGTCCTCCCTAGAGACAGCATCACCTGCAACAGACATCACATCTGCTACAAGAGTCTTGGCCAGGGATGCCCAAGTCTCTGCACCCTCATGCCGATACTTGTGGTTAAAGATGTCTTCCGAAAACTTGCTTCGGAACATAGGGTTTAGGTTAGATTTGTATTTCATCATTTCCTCTTATACTAGATCAGTCAAATCGACTTTGGGGAAGTCGGGGTTCTTCAGAATCTTTCCATCAGCACGTCGCTGGACAGAACCATCAGGCTGGATGCAGCGGCCAAGGTTGTTCTCGTGTACTCGTCGTACTGCCTCGTTCAAGTCCCAGCCCTTAGCATTGGCGAAGCCATAGATAACATAGACAAGATCGGCAAGCTCCTTGAGTTGCTCCTCCCGTGTGTCTCGCTGATACTCAGACCGCCACTCGTCTGCTTCTTCTGCAATCAACCCAGCATACAGGAAGGGTTGAGGAAACTGGTGGGTCTTAATTGCGAACTCCTTGACCATCTGTGGTACAGTCATGGGCTTGGTGTCAGGGGGTGTAGCTGACCAGTAGCCAAAGGCATCAAGGTCATGTTCATTGATCATCTCACTATCTCCGAGTCAATATATTTCAGATGTAGTTCATCGTGATCATAGATCAAGTCACTGACTGCCGACATAACAGAGTCGAGTATTTCGTCCGTCTCCTGTTTGAGTAGGCCAGAAGACTTGTCTATTTGCACGAGAAGGTGTAGCTCTATTTCCATTACAGAAAGCCTCTAGTTATACTGATTTGAACAGGACAGTCAAGTTTCAATTCTGTCGCCCCTTAAGAAGTTTCATGAAAAAGTCTAGGTCTACCACCACAAGCCAAGCCTTTCTGTCTGACCGAAAGAAAACTACAGGGTCTTCGTTCTGCTTAACGTGATTCTTAGCCTGATCCATGAAATCGTAGAAGGTCTTGCCCATATCCTTCCTACGCTTCACCTCGATAGCCAGGTTCAACTTCTTCCTAGCAGCAGGGGATAGCTGGATGTCTGCCCCGCTATCCCCCATTGTTGTAGACTTGATGTCGTCAGGCTCGAACTCAGGGAACTCAGCCAGCAGCCTGTCCCTGATTTCTTGCTGACCAAGCCTTCCCTTTGCTTTGCCTGCTCTGCTCATTCGATTAACTCAGGTACTTTAGGTTCAGACTCCACATCAACCAACCAGACAGGTCCAGTGCTGTACAGGAACTTGCGGGCCTCAGGGTAACAGATCCCCTTGAACTCGCAGTAGCTGCACTGGGTGTTCAGCTTGGTGTTGGGTGAAGTAGAACTCTGGGGTACAGGTGGTAGTCGTTCCTCTGGTAGGTCACCAGCGACCATCGTCTTGACTCGTTCCATCTCTGCTTCCTTGGTGGCCAACTCCTCGGTGAAGTCGTACATGTCGAGGCAGAGCTTGAAGCGATCCTTCTGTACTGCAAGGAAGGCACCCCTGGTCTTGTCCTTCACCAGAGGGTCATCCTTACCAGCATATACATACGAACTAAGCTGGCTGATGTAACCGAAAGGGTCTTCCTCCCGAAGGTTGTTCTTGGCAAACTTCTGGAAGCTGAAGCCTGTGCAGGACTTAACGTCAACAGTGATACCGTCGATGACTGCATCACGATGACCCTTGATCCCATGAACTTCAAGGCGATCCTGCTCCCCCTGAACGTCATGTCCTGCAGCCTTGGCTAGTGCGAGGATGAAGACCTCTAGTAGGTCACCATAGAAGAAGGTGCCTAGAGTTTCTGGGGTGAGTGGTTCCCCCTGGTCGCTTGCATTGATCTTGTACCAAAGCTTACGATCACAGGGAGTTCCGATTGCTGATAAACCCAGGTAGTCCCTGGGTGTTTGAGGTTTACTAAACCTGCTCTCTGCTACCTCTGCAATGCCTTCTGAAAGAAACGTGGTGATTGCTTTGTCCCAACCACCACGCCCTTCCAACACCGCATAGATATCAGGTACTAGGGTGTGGATGTTTTTCATCAGAACGGGATTTCATCATCCGCAAGCTGAGGCTGCTTAGGTGCTGCCTTGGGTGCATCCACATCATCCACAGTCATCACCTCGATCTTCGAGCCACCCTCGTAGGGTACATGGTTCAGAACCTTAACGCTGTCGAGGCGAGTTCCAACGATGTTCTTACGGCTGGTGTCGTAGACTGCGAGGGTAACCTCTACCTCAGAGCCATTGCCGATCATGCCATCCGTGTTGATGTCCCAGGAGGTGTCATCTGCACGGAGGATCTTAGCCTCACCACCACCATACTGTTCCTGCCATTTGCGCTTGAACTTGACACGGGTCAGGCCAGCGTTGTCAGGCGAGGGCGACCCACGCAGCATCGACTTCGACCGCTGCAAGAGTGCGAAGTGACGGTCATCCAGATCCACATCAATCGTAGTCTGACCACCAATGTCAGCCAGAGCATTGTCATAACCAGTCAGGTCACGATTGTTTTCAAACAGCTTTGCCCAGTAGCCAACACCACGGAGTTTAACGAGACGAGTTGCCATGTGTATTTCCTTTCATGACAGTTGCTAGATGCGAATTGTAGCACGTTTAATTTTTAGGGGTCAACCCCCTAGTGAATGTCGGAGTAACGATTTCCGAATTGAACACTGACATCCAGATCAACGTTAAGCTTGAGCTTCTCATTGACCTTCTGAATAGCCCACTTGAGGGCTGCTTCATGCTCTTGTTCCTCACCAATCGGAATGTCATTGATAGACTCGTCATGGAATTGGCCGATGATGTTTGGCCGCTTGGTGAGGTAGTGTGCCACCCACTGGTCAAAGCAGTAGGCACCTGTACCCTGATTGAGAGTGGAGAAGATATCCTTCTCGAACCTCAGGGTGTACCAGAAGTTGTTGACTGGGTTCTTCACCCACTTCTGACCACCTACAGTCTTGACCTCCTGATCAGATGCAAACTGATTTACTGCCCAGTTACGATCCCAGTAGGAGTCGATCAGGACTGCAGCCTCAGAGATAGACATGCCTGTTGTGCGTGACAGCTTCAGGGGTCTGACCCCGTAGACGCTGGCGTAGTTCACAGGCTTGAACTTCTTGCGGACCTTTTTGATCTGCTTGAACCTACCCTTGTCACTGACAGTGTCCTCGTCTGCATTGGTGTAGAAGTTGTAGTCATCCCTGCTGATGTAGCCAGACCTAACCGCAAGGTCGAGGTGTTCATCAAAGCCAGGCTCAGACATCTCATTAACGTAGTCTGGATCATACGGGTAGATGAAGTGCTTCTTAGTTGTAGCCTCAAGCGACACCATGTCAGCACCACACATCACATGACCCTCACGAGATATCAGAGAACCCCTAACCTCCTTGCCCCAGGGCTTGTCCACCCCAGGCAGATTGACCAGTGGCTTCTTGTGCTTGAAGCGAAGGGTGTTTGTCAGGCCAGCAATCTCTGCCTTGACATACCCATCCTCATCAACAGACTCAAGCATACCCTCGAAGATGGAACGACGATGCTGCAGGACAGTCAGACCATCCAGCAGTTCAACCTCGGGGTGCTCCTCGATCAGCAACGTGACTGACGGAGCAAGTTCCCCATCTTTGCGTACTTGAGGTACGGTACGCTCTGAACCATCCTCTGCCTTCTTAAAGTCAAAGGTACAGGGTTCCCAACCCATACTGCGCAGCCAGTCTTTTACCTGCTCAGAAGAGTTTGGGTTGGCCTTGTCGTAGCCCTTGAGAATCTTGAGTGGCTCCTCCTGGCTAGGGTCAAGTCCCTGCTTCTTGCACTCATCGAACCACTCCTGCCCATGTACAGACAGGCTGCGGTCCTTTTTGAACATCGTCTTCGGCTTCTGCTTCTTACGATACTGGGGTACAGGTGGCATCACTGCAATCAGTTCCTCTACCTTCTCATCCTGTAGCTTGACGATCTTGTTGAGGGAGGTCTCCACCAACTCAATGTCCAGCTTCCACTTCGACTGTTCCGCCATTGCTGCACACTTCATCTTGAAGGTGAGGTACTGCAGGTAGCGGTCCATGCTCTCCTTGTCGTTGCCATAGACAAGCTTGAAGCGTTTGATCAGGTCATCCCACAACTTGATGTTGATCTTGACATCCTCAGTGCAGCGGTGTGCATACTCCTGGGGTGACAAGTTCTGCCAGTCTGCAATGCTAGGCTTTGGCACACCATACCTTTCCCCATGCACCTCAAGACCATGCTGCATCATGTCAGTGAACATGACCCAGGACATAGGCAGAGTATCGTACAGCTTGGCCTTGATGTTGATACCAAGGATACGCTCAAGTACAGGCACATCAAAGCGGACGATGTTGTGTCCGATCAGGATCGGTGCGTTGTTGAGAATGGTTCTCATCTCATTGTAGTCATGGGTGTGGCGAACCTGATTCCCGTCTTGGTAGGCAAGGACGTGAACCTTAGTCGCTTCCTCCAGTAGGTTGTCAGTCTCGCAGTCAAAGATCATCAGAAGTGTTCCCTCAGGATTGTGGTTTCATGGTCATAGTAGACTGAACCTGCCTTGCCAAGCTTGGCGAATGGCCTGTTCTTGTCCACGATGAAGGTGGTTGTGTTACCCTCGATTGGATCTTCAGTCTCAGTGTCACGGTCAAGCTTGATGCAGATGATAGCCTCTTCTTCTAGGGCACCTGCATACTTGGTACGTCCATCGTCGTTCACCTGTGAGATAAAGACCACACCAATGTTCAACTCCTTGGCAAGCTGTGCAGCCTGACTGCCAAGCATGGTGAGTGTCGAGGTGGCCCCGTCAACACCAGCCTGAGACAGATAGGCTAGACGCTGTACGTGGTCAATGAAGATGAAGTCAGCACCGTAGACAGTGGCCGCAGTCCTAATGTGATCCAGCAGGGACATGGGGTTATCATCTGACCGCATCTCGAAGAGGATCGTGCGTTCACCTCGGACAGCCTTCCGTGCTGCCTCTGCTACCTGCTCTTCAGTGAAGCCGTTGGCACGGGCGTCATCCTTGGTGCGGACGTTGACACCCAAGTCGTAGGTAGCCATTGCCCGATAGGTGGTAGACTTCATCTCCTCCATGTGTAGGCCAGCGAAGGTGGCAGTGTCACTGTTCTTCAGCAGCCCCATCTCTAAGTAGCGGATAACCTCAGTCTTGCCTGTGCCTCGTGGTGCCTTGATGAATGTCAGGCCACCCTTGACCAGACCCCTGATCATGTCATCGAGACCCTGATGCCCTGTCGGTACATACTCGTATGGGTTCTCGTTCATGATGGCATTGGTGACTGCATCCTCCGAGATGAAGAAGTTCTCAGGCGAGTAGCGTTGTGACTTAACCGCTGCCCACTTGAGGTCTTCGGTGTCACCAGCCTTGAGGAAGTCGTTGGCGTCCTTGTACTTAGTCATGGGGACATACCAGAACTTCTTCGGGAAGATGCTGTAGAACTTGTCAGCAGCCTTGCGACCAGCAGCATCAAGCTCACCCGCATACACAATCTCCGAGAAGGAGTCGAGGTAGTCCTTATTCTTCTGGAAGAACTTATCCCCGATGGATGCAGAGGGTAGGGAAACTACAGGCCAACGCTTGTCCAGGATCTGATACAGGCTGGCCGCATCAAACTCACCCTCGGTGATGTAGATACGCTTGCTCGTACCAGCGTTGAAGTCTGGACCGAACAAGTCGGTAGCACCCAAGCCTGTCTCTTTGTACCAAGACTTATTCTTTTCGTGGTAGTCACGATACTTCGTGTTGTTAGGGTACTTGTAGGCATACCGAAGGGGCTGGCCCTGGTATGTCTGTAGCTGGATGCCGTAGTACTTGGCAACGTCAGGATCGAGGGATCGTATACCCTCGTAGGTAACCCCGTCAGGCTGGGTTGTCTTGGAGTTAACCCGAAGCTTAACAGGGTATTCCTCCTTGGCCCAGTCGTGAAGGGGTGGAGACTCAGTAGCTTTCATTGGGTATCCTCTGTCACATGAGAAGCAGTTACCCCAGCCTGCGTCGTTCCAGGAGAAGGCGTTGCTGGAGTTGCAGTCGGAGTAGGGACAGGGTTGGTGTGGGTGTTCATCACCCCGCAGTTGTACAACGTTCATCATTCCCCCGAGAATAGAAACATAGATGCGTATATTAGCACACCAAGTGCTGTCGATACAATCTCTACTGGCATGTCTTACCTTTCGATATAGTAAGTACCCTGTGATCTGTCAAGCGATGCAAAAAGATCCAAGAGTTGTTGGTATGAAATCAGGATGGTCTGTGTCTCTTGCAGGGATTCATCGTACTGCACGAAGTACACAGACTCCTCGGTGATCACCATCTGCACATCCTCGCACATGTCCTCCTCGTCCAGGCTGGTAACGAGTGTGTGGTCTGGTAGGAACTCAATCGTGAACATCTATCCTGTGCCTTGCATGTTGCTTGACATAGTCAAGTGGGAGTGTGGTCATCAGGTCACCTCGGTCTGGCCTAGCATGTAGGCCGAAGGGCTTCCTGCTGTAGTCCCTACACCTCTGCCTCAGGTCTTCGATGATGTCCTCAGGCTTGATCAGATAGTAGGCATCCTCTGACCTTATTGCAATCAGCCTGTCGATCCCGTTGGGTATCCCCCAGCCTGGGCTAGACTCCCACTTGGGTGGACGCTTGACTGTCTTCAACTCCCACCAGATGTGGAAGTCAATGTCACCCCCTCGGTGCTTACGCTTGGGTGCCTTGACATCAATGCGGCCTAGCTCTGAGTCCATCAGATCCCAGTGCTCGAAGATGTTCTCTTCCTTATTGGCGAGACGGACAAAGGTATCCTTGCGGAGATTAATGAACTTATTCTCCGCAGAATCTCCCTCGATTACTGACTGACTATTCCTTGCCATACTCAACCACCCATCCTGTGTTCCAGTTGCTTGCAGCTTCCTGTGCAAGCTCTCTTGTGTCAAACATTTGAGGCTTGCTGTTGTAGGTGAACGGGTTGTCCTGAGACAGGTACATCCACTCACCATGATCAACCTCTATCATCACCGCATACTTAGTCATTCATCAGTGCCCCCCATGATACAGGGAAGAGATCACCCATCACACTGCTGATCTGGTCAGCTACGATGCGTGTCTCGTACTGCGTATCAGTGGCACAGCGTAGGTTACACATGCGGGCGAAGGCGTCAAGACTACCACTCCACCACCATTCGGTCATTGTAGACTGAGGCAGAACCATACGGGCTTGCTCAGGTGCTACTCCGTATTCAAGCAGGGTATTGTATTCATACAAAGCAGACCTATAGAACTCGTGTGGTGTTAGGTAAGGCACCTTAACTTCACCTGAACTACCCTGTTTCTTGTCTTCACTACGTCCACGCCAGACATCAGGCACATAGAACTCTGGCTCGTCATCCACGTAGCGACGACTGACTTCATTCCAGCGGAGGAAGGAATGTTTGGCAAGCTGACGTGCTACGAAGATCGGGGCTTTAACGTGGAAGCTGGCGAAGCAGTGGCCGAAGGGACTGATGTGGTTGTGCTTTGCCAGATAGCGGATTAGCCTCTCATCAGCCTCAGTGGGTACTCTTACAGGACTGGTCATGTCCGCTGTCTCTTGCTTCCAAGCAAGGACACCCTCACTCTCTTTTCCAAACGACACCCGTGCGGCATTCACTACCGACAGGTCAGAACCCATGTGGTCCTTGAGAGTTGCCTTGATCATGTGTATTCCTTTCCTAGTGCAGCCTTAACTTTCCTGAACACGGGGACTAGCACAGCACCATCGTCTGCGTCATCCTTCCACCTTCTTGCTTTTTAGTACATACTTTTCTACGAAATCTTCTGGGGATTTACAATAGTAAGACTTCCTTTTACGCCAAGAAACTTTTCCACCTGTTGGGTTTTTTGCTGCTGACCATTTTTGTTTCAGCAGATAGAAGCAGAATGTTGTATCACCCTCCTGGATGTAAACACAGCCATAACCCCAACGCATATTACTAGCACCTGCAACTAAGAGTTTCCTAACAGTCTCAAGCCTACGAAGTTCTCTCTGTTCATGACCATCAGAATAGTCTTTGTGAAACTTGGATCTTTCCTCTTTATCTGCTAGAACCTTTTGCTCCTCAATATACCTGTCTATTTTTTCTAAGGTTATTTCTTCGTCGGTATCATCAAAAGACTCTTCTTCTTCGTCAGGTTTTGTTTGCCACTTAATATGATCAATGGCCTCCTTCTTTGTATGAAAAGAGAATAAAAGTTGTGTTTCACCACCTACGGTCTCAAAGATATCCCACACTTTTTCCAACTTGTTGTAGGAATAAGTTACTGTTGGAGTGTCACCCATAGTCTTTCACTCCGTGTGTGTCACAGTCCTTGAGGATACAGACAAGCATCTTACGAATGTCGTCAATGCTCTCGCCATCTACAGTGACAGGGTTCTCAGTCCATGCAGGGCCACTGTCCAGAGGATAATACTCATGCACTGCATAGTACGTGTGTCCTTCAGGTGTGGTGTGCTTCATCAATTGGTAATGCCAGTGTGACATCAGAACACATCCCCCAACAGTTTATCCCACGCATCGGTCATTAGTGCAGTTTCATCTGTGTAGTAGTTAGTAGTGTAATACTTCAGCACACGAATGGTAGCCTTGCCATCATGGTAGAGTTCATTCAGGTCTGTGTGTTGGATGTCTGACAGGTTCTTGATGTTGACCAGACGTTCCACTTCAGTAACGATAGTCTCAAGGCCATCCTCTAGGCCGACGACAACAAACTCAGTGAAGATGTCATCACTACCATCAAGCAGTCGTGCTACCAGTTTCTCTTTAGCATTAGTCATGTCACTGCGTTCCTTGTTGAAGTTCAATCAAGAGTTCTACGGCATCAATAGCATCCTGTTCTGTTGTGCAAGAGAACATTAGCGTGTCATAGTATTGTCCATGCTCCTTACCGCCACCCTCTTCCATAACATCCCATGTGAAGTCTTCCCCGCCATACTCATAGTAGAACTTACGAACTTTTGTCTTCATCGAACATCTCCTTCACTTCTTCTGGTGTATATGGACCTTCGATCTTATTAGCAAGATCTCTCTGCTGCCCCATCCACCTAATATCCTCAAGTGCATCATGAATGTCCAGCCCATAAGCAGCACAGGTCAGGATAAACTCTAGTCCCAACTCAGTGATCTGCTTGCTGGACACATCATCAATGTCGAAGGTGTAGGTGGCTGAACCATCATCGTTCTCTGTTACGTTAGTGACTACAATCATTGCTAAGTCACTCCGTTCCTTGAAATCATAATCACTCATCAGTGTCTCCCTTGATTTCCTTTAGTGTCTCACAGGCTTCACGCAATGCAGGCGCAAGGGTGTGTCCATGATCTG